TTATATGCGTGTTTGACTTCAGTAGTAATATCAAACTTAGGCAAGTCTACACTTTTTACAAGCATATTAATTGTATTACTATGCTTTTGTGTTAACTGTGGAATAATTGCTGATGCTTGAGGATTAATATTAAATGCAACATGATAAAGGAATTTTTGCTTTGGAGCAAATTTAAAATTATCATCAACATATAATCTTGCGCCATGTTGAAAGTCTGCAAGATTGCCTTTAGGGTTGAGAGCACCACTGGCTAAGTTGTTAAGAAATTTGGATATGTCTGCCATACTAATATTTATCTAATATAAAAAGTACGCAGATAATAAAAAAGGCGACATAAAGCCGCCTTTAATATTTTTAATTAAAACTTTAATTAACTTGCGCCACCGCCAGTAACTAGAGTATTTACAGTTCTGCCTACAGCAGTACCAATACCAGTACCTTGTGGTGTTTGAATTGCGTTATCGTATCTAATAGATAGTGCAACAGTTACAGGATCATTAGTTGAATACGCTAATGAGTTGTAGTTTGCACTCTCAAGATAACAACCGTACAATTCAAAAGTCTCTAGCACACTTGCCGTATTCGCTCCGTTACCACCATCTAAAATTTCGATACGTGTAACGAATTTGTAATCCGCGCCTGAAGCCGCACTCGACTGTTCGAAGAAGTCGAATTGCTTCTGTAGTTGCTCGCCTACAAGTTTCTGAACATTGTTTGAAACATCTTCACGTAAGTTAAGTGTAATTGGTTCCCAAGTGTGTTTACCTGCTAGGTACACACGTGAGTTATATACATCAAGTGTAATCTGTTCGAATGAAACGTTAGGTCTTGTAACATCAACTACCTGTTTGGTTAATTCAGTAGTTGGTGTACTTACACCAAAGTTTTCTAGCGATACCCTAAAGCGGTATTGCAGTTTTGGCATTAACAAACCTTGAGCGGAAGAACTCGCGTTACTATCCAAAGGCACTGTTAATCTTGAGAGTGATGAAATTGCCATTTTATTTGCTCCTATTAATATTATTTATCATGTTATAGGCCCGCTATCTCACCAGTATTTTTAAGTCTTAGTGGAATGTAAATAAATTCTACTGCTTTTACTGGTTCAATCGCTATATCTACATATAACTCGTTACGATCAATTCTATTTGGTGTGTTGTTTGATTCATCACACACTACTAGGAAATCATATAACGCTCTTTGTCCTACAAGTTCTAGCATTAAACTATCAACTTGCTGTTTAATCTCATCCCTAGTGATCTTATCATTAGGTTCAAAGATATATGGTTTAGCAAGTTTGTTCAATTGTGAACGTAAGTAAATTACTAAACGTGCAACGTTAATTCTATCTAAAGAACTAGCGTTTCTTGCTCTTGTCTTTTGACCAAAGTTAACAAGTCCAGAACCAGTTAAGAATGTAATCGGATTAACTGCACTGCTGTACAATGTATCTCTTTGACCTTCGTTAAGTGCAACAGTTTTAAATTCACCTTCTGCATCAATGTAACCTGCGGAAGTAGCATTTGTAATGCCGCCTCTTCTAGTTCCTGCTGGTGCAAACCATGGATAAGAAACATTGTCACTTAGTGCAATAGTTCTTAGTATACCATGCGATGCTGGAACAACTACGTTATTTCCTGCATTGTCGCTTGTGAATAAACTTGGGTAAAAAATACCTAGGTATTCGTCATTACTTACTAGACCTTGATCATTATCTTCAACTGCACCTGCAACGTTAGTTGCCCAGTTGTTTAATGTAGTACCATCGCTTTTTAGTCTGAATGGAGAATCACCAACAACAAACGCAGTTAAGCCTCTGTCATAGTTTAGTGAAATCATTTCGCCAATTAGTTCTGGATATCCTGGTGTTGCCATTAAGTTAAAGATACGTGATTCATTATCTCTAATGTCATCATTGCTATTAACCATTGCTTGGAATGATTGTACAATAACTTTACGCTGTGCTTTTCTACCAAATGAACCTGAACCGTCTGCTTGGTTAGCACTTTCAGTTACCCATCTGTGTGGATAGTAAGCATCCATTGAAGAACCATCATCGCTACCACGTCCGTTATCTTCTGTAGTGTCAATGTAGTTACGTACAAATTTCTTAACATTAAATCCTGAACGTCTTAAATTCCAAAGCAACATACCTTTTGGATATAATGCTGGATCTGGAGCGTCTGGATCTAAGTAATCGCTTGCTAGTAGATCTGTAATATCACCTGCTTCGTCACTATTTGCACCTGCTGTATTATAACGTGCATCTGCAAATAAAATACCGTTGTCAGTTGATTGATCTGAACTATCTCTTAGTGTCCACTTTTTAGTAGTAAAGTTATACTGATAAACTAGTGGATAATTTTCTAAGTCTGCTGTTGAAATCCAAAGATCACCTTCAACTAAATCAGAACCATCTGATTGTTGTGTTGGCTCAGTTGCTGAAACAATTGGACCTGCTGGTGAAGTGTCGGCGTAATCAATGCTACCTGACTGATAATTTTGATAACCTACCCAGTTAGTACCATTATGAATTAGCATATCAACTTCGTCAACAATTGAATTGTACCATAGTTGACCATCTGATGCTAGTGCATTTGGAGCATCTTCACTTGCAGTATATGATAATACTCTCCAGTTTGATGCCATGTACTGTTCTGGATTTGTATCACCGTCTGTACCTGGAACAAAGTATAAGTTAGCAGTACCAGATGTTGCACTTACGTAAGGTGCATAACCAATAAGGTTAAGCAATCCGTCTGTGTCAACAAATCTAATATCACCGCCTAATGTATGTTCAATAACAACTCTGTTCTGTGCGTCAACTGAAGCAATAACATTTGTTAAACCTGCTGAGTTAATTTGTCCTGCAATTTCATCAGCGTCGCCTGCCGCGCCAGTAGTAATTATGCTAACTGTTACTGGTGTAGTAAAGTCTGCATCATTAACTAGTGTTTCAGCCACTGTAAATGTATATGTGCTTGCCGCAACACCACTTGAAGGAATAATGCTTGATACAACTGCTGTTGATCCAGCCGTTGCACGTTTGAAGATTTTAAAATCAAACTCTGCGTCACTACCTTCAACAACATTAGTTTGTGCATAGTAAGTATCAATTGATAAGTTCTTGCCACCACCTGTTGAATCTAGTTTTTCTAGTGCAGAAGCGTTGTTCGCATAAATCGGAACATCTTTCTTTTCCCACAAACCAGTTGTTGCGTTAAATGTTTTAACATTTAAGTTTGCACCTTGGTTAGCATCTGTAGTCTTAAACCAAACAGATCCACTTGGACGTGGATTAGTATCTGTTGACTTGTATTCTGGAATGCTTGTATGCGGAGCAATACTTAATTTCGGTGCTTGGTAAGTTGCCGCTGTTAAACCTAATCCTGCAACAATGTTGCTGTTTGGATCAGCAATAACAACTGCTACACCTGTTGAATAAATTTCTAACTTGCTGTTAACTGCTTTAGCAGTAATACCTGCTGTTTGTAAAGTAGCATCGTTATTAATGTCTAAAACTAAGTCTGCAAGTGTTCCACCACCAGTAACTGTTGTACCATTGATAGTAAAGTCACCTGTGAAAGTTGGATTGCTTACAGTACCAACAACTGTGGGCCAAGATGCTACCCAATTGTCAGAACCTACTTTAACCCATTCACCTGTAGATGCTTTATAGTATACTTTGTTTATAGTAGTTGTTGCAACAACAACATAGTCGCCCGCCTGTCCAACAGAAGTCTTCGGAACGCCAGTATTGCTATTACCTACTAGTTTAGTATTGTCTGTAATTACTGTAGGTACTTTGTTAGTGAACGTTTGTCCGCCTGTAGATGATACAGAGTTACCATTCCATTCAAAAATACCAAATTTTGAAACTTGTGTGTCGAACCATTGTGTTCCATCTTCTGGATCAGCCGCTGGTGCTGTTGCACTCGCTTGCAGTTCGCCTAGATTAATATCTGCTCTTACGACCCACGCTCTGTTACTTACGCCTAAGTATGAGTATGCCGCTTGCAATCCGTATTCATTAAGTTCTCCACCGTGAATTGGATTGTTGTTGTTATCTGTATAAAATAACGGATCGCCAAAAGTCTCTGAAAGATCTCTTTGCGATGTTAACAAGAAAGGTACACCTGCATTTGCTTGTGTAGTTCCTCTTGCTGTACCTGTGCCACTTGCATTGGCTTTATCCTGTGCAGTAGCAACGAAAATCATTGGGGTAGTACCTGGCTCAGCGGGCGTATAAAAACTTTCGTCAATTACGCTGACCGATACTCCTGGTGATACTAAGTTTGCCATCTTGTGTTCTCCTGTTGAACTTTAAACTTTGTTCTGTCAATAGTATTTATATGTTTCACTCAAAAAGGACATTATATTACCGTCGAAAAAGGGCAGAAAAAGGTATGCTAAATACAATATGAGACCTTTATGCAGTTGTGGACAGAGGCCTGTAGCCGTTAATTATAAAAAACACAACAAAACGTTTTATAGAACTAAATGTGATAGATGTTTACGCAACGGAACACCTAAGAAACCTCGATGGCATCAATCAGGATATCGACAAAAACCCGAATGTGAAAAATGCGGGTTTAAAGCAGAATATAAAGAACAATTAAGAGTCTATCATATAGACGGAAACTTAGAAAATTGTAGACCTGCTAATTTAAAAACTATTTGTGCTAACTGTCAAATTGCTATGCAACGGAAAGGTGTGAAGTGGAAGCAAGGTGACCTTTCACCTGATTTTTAAGATCATCAAGTGTACTGTTGTTATCAATAATTTGTGTAAAGTTTGAATTTGCCCATGCCCATTCAGATGCATGAACATCCTTTGGTTCAACTCCGATATCTTGATACATTCTAAACCATACAGGATCTGCTCCTCTTCGAACACGCCATAATTCACTGCCCATTTTTGTAAGCATTAGTGCTTCGTTAGGAAACCGTACATCAGGTATAACAAAGTTTGTATTCTTATTATCTATTAGTATTTTCTTAGTTAAACTAACCCAAATTCCATCATAGAATCCGTTACGCATACATTCTGTGCCAAATTCTTGAAGCACTTTGCGTGGAGTAATTGTACGTCCAGTTTCTTTAGTCCAATAGTCGTCTTGCGTCTCTCGCCATTGTCTTGATTCATCTGTTTTTCCATCAAGTAATTCTCTATCCCAATCAAACATAACAGCAACAGAATCTTTTAATTTGTCTGCAAACGAGATTTTTTGAAAATTGTGATTATCAATAAGATATTGGGCAACTGTATCTTTACCAGAACCGATTAAACCGCAAATGCCGATGATCATATAAAACTCCTTATTAGAAGTATATAGTATATAATCTTATGTGAAGGATGTCAAGTTGAATCTAGCCAATTGTAAAGCCGTAGCCAACGCCGCCGGCAACATTGGTCATTAGATCTTGTTCTAATTTTTCCATTTCGCCCTGTGCTTCTGCTTTTAGTGCATCGCCATTTAGAGTTGAACCTCCTTGTGGACCAGCAATAGTAGCAAATTTACTACGTGCTTCACCTAGCATATACTTACACTTAGCAAGTGTATAATCTTTAATCCATTGCTTTGCTAGATAGTCATTTAATATTTCTGAATCAGGTCGTTTATTGTAACAGTATAAAAGTAATTCTTCTTCTGCTCTAGGACGTTGAAGAATTGTAAGATTTTTAGTAGTGTTGTTCCATTTAAATTCAATAAATGATCCAAACATACGTCCTACAAGTTCTTGATAACTTGCAAACATATTATAAGTTGCTAGTCCACCCATATTTGAACTAGATAGCAAGTATGTATTTGTATAGGCTAAGTTAAACGGCTCAAACAATGTTCCGCCATCACCACCACCTGTTCTTGACCCAATTGATCTACGGAAAATTTGGCGAACTTCCATAATGTTTGGATCTAAAGTATACTCGTTCTGATCAATTACAGTAGTTAAGAATGCATAAGATTCTTCTACAGAATTATCTGAACGTTGACGATATTTGTCAAATGCCGCTTGCAATCCTACTTCATAATGTACTGGATCTAGTTCAACATCAACCATGCCACTTCCTAGCATAGCCGCTACATAATCGAATATTTCTTGTTTTTGTGTCGCCATAAGTTTCAGTCTCCATTAGTATTTATGCGAACGATTATCTAACGATAAATACTATTACTATGCCAAGGATAAGTTTATACAAACCAGAAAAGGGCAACGAT